GCTTCCATACATCCCTCAAATAGTGAAAGTTCGTATATGATGCTTGCAACGTGCCAATGAAAGCGGCTGCCCGTGCGCGGGCATTCAAATCTTCCTGAGACTCAACATCACCTGCGTGAATCGTAGTCAAATTACAGAATTGAAAGGGACGGAGAGATATTTCCGCGCACGGGTTCATGCCCCAATCCTTATCATTCGTGAAGAAGAATCCTGGTTCGCCTGACCCTGATGCTTCAATCTTTTTCCATAAATCTAAAAATACTTCTTCTTCAACCTTTGAACGAACTACTACAGCAGAATTGTTGGCGCGTCCACGTTGTGGGTTTGTTTCCCACCAGTTACCGAACTTACAAGTCAACATATCATCGTCATCAATATTGAATAACGAAATCATCGCTGAACGACGAATTCCACCTGCCAATACGGCATCCGCGATGTAGCATAAAATATCGTGCACTTCAAGCGTGGTAAGCTTTTCGCCATTCTGCTTACGATCTAAAATCTTTTGAACGTTATGCAAACAATCCTTCAATGGTTCGGGGCCTGGTGCCTTCCCACCTGATGTTAATAGCAATGCACCCTTTGGACGCACATCACTGAAATCATAGATGGGCATCGCCTTGTTTTTCATGTAAGCTGCAATCATGACCTTAATTGCATCTGCCCACCCTTCAATACTATCACCAACAAGATAACGACGGGACTTCGTTGGCTTATTAATTTCAGGAAGTTGTTCAACGTGATGACGTTGTACGGAATATCCTACCCCTGTTCCTGACAACAAAAGGAACATGACTTCGCTAAATGCATCCGTGTGATCAACAGGTAGAAAACAGCAATTATACAAACGAGCATTATTAATGGCAATAGGTTTCCCAGCAAACTGGAGACTACGCATAGAAGGAAGGATCTTCTTATCATACACGAATTGGTAGGCATTTTCAATCTCATCTTTTAATTGTGGAAACTTTTGTAAATGCATTTCCTTGTTACGGTCAACAAGTTCGCTCCAATTCTCTCTGCGATTTTTAGCTGCATTGAATTTGGCATACTTCATGAATACCGTAATGTCAGATAAAATCTTTACTGGTAATTCCATTTTACTCATTTGTGGTTAGTCCTAGTGCGCGGTGAATATTGGGTGGGAAATACGTGTCAGGCTTTAAAATCTTGCCATCATCACGTTTAATTACTTTACCTTCAACTGTCTTACTCATATTTGATGTTGCGACTTCTTGCCATACAGCTCTCATCGGAATACCTAAACTATTCGCTAATCCTAGAATAACCCAAATGAGATCGCCGCAGGCATCAGCCGTTTCAACAATATCTTTATTTTCAAATCCTTCTTGCAATTCTTCAAATTCTTCACGAATAAGTTTCATGTAGAGCGTTGCCTGTTGAATATTTTCCTGTGTAAAATTTGGAGTGGTATTCACAAGTTGTCCACATGCTTCCATGAAAATTGCTACATCGGTTTGTTCTCTCATACGACCTCATTCTGTGAAAATTTATTTATCAAAGGGAAAATTTCACTGATAACGTTTGCACACGCCACCGCAATTTCCCGATGTTCCTTTTGTGTTGAAATATGCGACCTTGTTTCAATAAAATGAATCCAGCTTCGTAACGTCCCGTTTACATACATACGCGACATTGTTAATCCTTCAGGCAACACGGCACGAGCTACTTCCTTCGCAATCCCATTATCAATTGCCCATTTATACGCTCTTTCTGCAGCAGATATAACTTCTCCTTGTGCTTCAATCCACGCATTACTAAGCAATGCATCATCTGTTTCAATAGAATTCTGTCTGTTCTTCATATCTTGTAATCGTGCTTCACGAAAGGTAAATGACAAATCTTTTGTAGGATCTGCATACCGTTGACTGAATTCTTGAAACGTAAAACTACGATGACGCAAAATTTGTCGTGCGATATCACGAGTAGTTTCAATTTCTAAACACACATTGACCATCTCAAATGGACTCCAATGCTTGTGCTTAATCAAATAGGAAATAAGCTTTTCAGCCGTTTCCATATTTGTCTGATTGTTCGGATTACTTACACGCGCACAAAACGCTACAAGGTCTGTGGGAGTAGCAATAAAATCAAATTCATCACACGCAATCGTGTGGGACACTAGCTTTACATTCATCAACAATTTCTCCATTCTGTAAATTTTAATTGCGCCATAAGTCCCTGGTAGGTATTTTCTTTGATGAGGCGCTTAACATTTTTTCCATTTTGCGCCATATCATTAATGTCTTTTTCCAACATACTACAAGGCCAGATAACAATTTTGTAATTAAGGTTAATATACTTTTCAACAATTTTACATACCTCTACATTTCTGGGTTGATTGTCTACAATAACAGTTATATTGTCTTTAGGTAAATCTAAGGTTTCCAATTTTCCGAATGATGTACCATTACAAGCAATGCTGTTATCAAGAAATAAACTATCAATCGGACCCTCTACAACATTTATATTTTTTGTTTTATCTATGTTGTTCAATCCAAAAATAAGCGGGGCATCTTCAATAAATTTAATCATAATATAACGAAGCGATTCCCCGCGCAGAGCTCGCATAGTCACACCTGTTAACTGCCCTAGTTCATTATAGAATGGCAATAACAGCCGCGGTTCAGTCGTTTTAATAGATGTGTATTCAGGTGCAATTTGTTGAATATCCTTAACTGATGAAATGTAAAACAATTGTGAATATTTGTCAACAGGAATTCCACGCTGCTTACAATATATCACTGCTTCATTATCATCAGATAATGTATCTAATCTTTGTGCAACCTGTTCAATATGTATAGACTTTTCAAACTTCGCTTCATCAACAACGAAGTTCATCAACATAGGTTCTGCGGTTTTGTGCGCCTTTGGGCCGTTCTCACCTTGCGCGTACCGCTCGAACACGTATTGTTGGTATAAGGTAGGATCTAATGTTTTTAGAAAGGACCCAAAATGTTGACTAGCAGAACAATTATGACACTTGTAGTACAAGTCATTTTTTGTACGATAAAAATATCCTCGGGCCTTCTTCTTATTGGTTGACGAATCACCACAAATAATACACCGACAATTCCAAAGATCACGCTTTTTTTGCGCGAACAAAGGTAGTCGGTGACTAATTTGACTTAGATATTTTGTATCAATAAAATAAGACATCGTGTATCCTCCTATAACGAAAGATACACGATGTTGCGCTAATTGTCAACTATTATTTAAATAATGAGCCAACCACTTCGTGTGATAGTGACCCCAGTACCACACTTCCACCCATGAGTAACCACTTCCAGCGTTCAAGTTCAGCAATACGCTTTTCGAGGTCAGCTTGTTCTTTGGTCACAACTTTTGTTTCTTCTGTGATGCATTTTTTGATTTCATCCATGTTGTGATTCATAGCACTCATTAACCGTTGCTCTGTTTCACTAATATCATTCGATAGTTCACGAGTTACTGTTGTAATACGTGAATGTAATTCTTTAATGTCCACTTGCATTTCCTGGCGGCGACGTTCAACTAAACTAAATAGTTCTTCGTCTAGCTCTTGATGTTTATTCAATCGTTCTTCGTGGACAGCTAACATACGGGCTATATCATTCGATACAGCCCCCATTTTTTCAATGGCGAGGTCTAATTTCTCAAAAAGCGGTGTCATTCTATTGACATCGCTTTTTAATAGAGCAACTTCGGTGTCTAGGCCCATGGGTTACTTACTTCTTTTCCTTTTTTACACGACCGCCATACTTTCTCTTTTGGCGTGTCACTTCCTTCTTAACATTTTCGGTCGCTGCGAACACATCCTTAAGGTCAACCTTACCGTCATTGTTAACATCAGCGACTTTCTTTGCCTTTTCAGCTACATGTGTAACGACTTCTTTTGCTTCAGTCGCAGCTTGCTTTGCGCCATCCTTTACTTTTTCAGCAGGCGTAGTCGCTTTGCTTTTCCATGCGAACCAGGCAATAACAGAAACAATGACTAATGAAAGAAACCAAATCATAATATCCTCTTACTTTTTAATGTTGTGAAGTTTTAGTGCAAGTTTTTTGTTACGACGAAAGTATTTAACTTGTGTCTTTTTACGAATAACCGGCTCAGTTTCTAACCCTTGCACATTTTGTACGGTATTCGCAATTTCTTCGGCAAATTGTTTAAACGTTTTCATATGTTTCTCAATTTATTTATGATAGTGTTATCGAGCGGAATTTGTGTTTCTACAACATCAGTGTGTATTTCATATTTATCAGGAAGATATTGTAGAAATACTAAAAATGTTTTAAGTTGTGACCAATGTTCGCTTTCAATCTTATAAAATAAAATAGGAACAACTGCTTCATTAAACACATTATGTAACAGAATAATATGATTTAATAATAACCGCTCACTAATCTGTCCTGTTTTTTTATATCGTTTCAGTAATCGTTTAATATATTTTATACGCTTTAAATCATCATGAAACTCTTTAATACTAATACATGAAGGATTCTCATAATGCTTTGCTGCAAATAACAAAAAATTACTAGGACTTAATTCAACACCATTCATAAAATACTCATAAAAATTTTAAATTGATACGGTCGCTGTTCCTCCAAGCGGCCACCATTTGCTATTATACCAAATTAATAGCATAGTATGTCCTGCTTGACTAAAAGCAATATTTGATACACCTAAATTTGCAGAAATGGTACTAGGACCTGAAGCAGACGTCATTAAAATAACTTTTAATTGTCCTTCGTAAGTGCCGTTTGATATCGTTAAGGCACTTGATCCTGTGTTTGTAATAACACTTAGGGTCTGTGTTGTTTGTATTGTTCCTGCACCTGCTAATGTTTGTGGGGTTCCACCTAATACAAGATTTCCCCCCACTTTCATTAATGAATTTGGCAGATTTCCTAATAATGTAGAAATGCTAAGTTTTCTATCAGCATTATTTTGTACGAGGTACAACACGTCCGCCGAGTTGACGGACGTGGCTGCGGTCATATCAGTGACTTTACTATCAGCCATGATTTATTACGGTGTTACGGTTAATGTTCTAGCAGTTGATGTTACAGTTGCACCTGTGTTTGTTCCTGTGATGACGCAACGGAATTGTGCTGCATTATACGTTGATGAAGTGTCCGTCATACCAGCATTTACACCTAATGTTGGGCTTGTAACGCCTGTGAACACACCGCCGGCGGGATTAATGTTGGCAAATGTCGCACCTGCATCAACCGACTGTTGCCATTGGTATGTTAATGTAGCAGCAGGTGATGCTGTTGCCGTGACCGCGAAAAGTGTGGCTTCTGCAGTTCCTGCAGTCGTTGTCTTATTAACAGGCTGTGAGGTAATTGTGATTACTGTGTCAGGGAACACTGTATCATCAGCATTATCTTCAACAGGAGGTGTACTCATAGCAACTAATGTTTCATATAGGACACGACTTCCGACAGTGCGGCGACGAACCCATCCTGCATGTTGTGGACCCTTTGTTACTGCCATTTCGTTTTCATCAACGCCGAAAATTTGATTCGCGGGAATCGTTGTATCGGCAGATGGCTTGACTGTTCTTGACCAACCTGACATGGATTATTCTCCTTGTGAATTTTGAATATTGTCTATGAAATTGAAAAATTCTTTTGTGTTTTCTTGTGATAAATCTGATAATTGTGAGATCCCAAATTTTTCCATGGCCAGTTGCATTTTTTCAGCATATGAAACAGATTCACCCATCATGCGCTTCGCCTGCACGTTTCTTCGACGACGAAGTTCACTCTTTGCTTTCGAAGCTAATTGCTTGTCCGTGACACTAGGTTTGCCACCTGCACGAAGTTTTGTCTTTACACTATTTGCGTAAGACATTAACATCCCTTCAGGTGCCTTTTTCAAGTCAACATCTTCTGTTTGATATAATGATTCTAACATATCTGTTGCACTAATTTTCTTTTTCGTCTTTTTTAGTGCAGATTTAGCTTCTGCGATAGCAGCTTGAATATCTTCTCTCATGGGATTGGTCATAATTCGTTGTCTGATTAAACGATTGATTGTGGGATCCAACAAGGTAGTTGACATGTATTTTCGAACAAGTTTATAGAACACTTTTCTTTCGTTTGCAGGAAGAAACGTTCCTTGTTCAACATATCGCAGAGCTCGTCGTAAAACAGGTAATTCTTGCACGGGGATTAATCCTACACGTACAAGGTCTTCTAATTTACTTTCAAGTTCTGTAGGCTCAATGGATGTTTTCATTTGTATATTTATAATATCTAAATCAACAATTCCACTTTCTCAAGGACTTATTAATACGTGAATCAGGATCACGCGCTGTTTCAGCAGAAGTTAAACGCTTTTTCATGCCTCGCATACGAGCACAAAATGATTTACGGCGCTTCCATGACTTTGATCCTTTCTTCAATTTTGATGGCTTCGTGGTTACTGCGAGTGATAATTTTGATCCCGGATTGGCGCGACGATAAGAAGCAATGCCCTTGCGGTTTAATCCACCTTCGGGGTTCTTTCCTTCTTTGCGCTGCCAGGCAGGTGTCGCTGCTTCTTCAATGCCATCATATTCATCTGTTTCGCCGCCAGTTTCTTCCCGTTCGTAATCATTCGCTGCACTATAATCCTTTAAGCGATACTTACGATGTTTAACATCATTGGTATCATTCTTTTCAAGATCAATGTCATTCCGCATGTCAAGTGTGATTGTATCATCATACTTATCAAGCATGTCATTGGTTGCAAATTCTTTAAATGTGTGCATTTTCTTACCTTGTCCAGGTGTCATTAACATCATTTTACGAGTAAGCTCAGGACGCCCCCATTCGTTTTCTTTTCCTAATTCTTCTTGTACACTATTGTCAACAGCTTCTTGTGTTGAACGCCAGCCGCCACCACGTTGCTTATACCATTTCGCGGCCCATCCATTTGCATAGGCACTAGGATATACATCAAACTTTGATTTAGCTAATGACTTTGCCCGAGACCAAAGTTCTGGCTTCGTTGGGGTATTCTTTTCTTGCAATTGTTCTTCTTTCATCGTTTTGACATTGATAGGTTTATTGCCCTGACCCGGTTGTTCTTTTCCTGGACGACCTGCGGCTGCTTGTGCGGCACGTTTTCTTTGAATCGCAGACTTAATTTGTTTATCAGACATATTAGCTGCTTTTGCCGCAGGAACACATTTCGCATATCCCTTTTTTTCACCTGATGTACCACACGGTTCATACCCGCCGCCCTTTTTCTTTTTCGCAAGATTCACCCATTTCTCACGAAACCAGTTACGTAGATCTTCGTTCATTTTATCACCGTGGTTGCGGTTACTACACCTGCAACGAATCCAGAAACCAACATCACTTTTCTACTAGGCAATGGTAACCCGAACATCTTGTTAGGATTTTTAGGTGCCTGAGGAATGTTTACTACAACTTTTTGCAGACTGTCACGGGACACTGTAAGTAACTGTATAGCGTTGTCTTTGCTTTTTAATGCTTTATTTAATTGAATAATTTGTGTGTCTTGTGTATCAATTGTTTTTTCTTGTTCAGTTATAATGGAATCTTGTAAACCGATGATAGACGACATATGAAGTAATGAATCCGTGACAGTCTGCGGCATATCAGTTTCTTTCATTAATGAATCACGTTTTCTTTTCAACACAGAAGTTGTTTGCTTTAATTCTTTTACATCCTCTGCATATTCTTTGGCTTTTTCTTGTGCAAGATTTGCTTCTGTTTCTTCAATGATAATTTGTGTTTTCAAACTATCAGCAAAATGAATAGCTGAGTCAGCTTGCGCTTGAAACTTTTTATATTCCTTTATGTAGGACCCAATTTGGTCGTCACTACGATTATCCATGTACACAAAGATTAGCAATAATGATATTGCTATCGCAAGTGTCATTTTTATATTCTTTGTGAACATGTGTATTTACCTTACTTGAGTAGTGCGTAAAATTCTTTGAAATGCTTAATACGATCATCTAATCCAATGGTGCCGCCGTTCACTTTCTTGGTGATTGCAGTAACATCCGCATCGGTCGCACCTTTGTCTGATAAGGCATTTAATCCGCGTGAATTCCAAAACCAAGCAGCTGATAATAGAGGGTACTTCGTGGCTACTAAGTCAGGTGTTTCTAATATGTTTTCAGGAACAACCTTATCAAAAGCAGCATAATTATCCTTGCCGGTTAATTGAATATACCCACGACCACGGAATTTAAATCCTTCACCAGATGCTTCAGGTCCGTTGCCCATACGACCACCGTAAATTAGATTCGCAATCTTTTCTGGCTTGCGTTCGTATTCCTTTGCCTTGGCTTCTGTGGGAAAATACTTCTTGAATAATCCCAACAACCCCTTTGCGCCGTAGTTCAAATTTTCATTCACTGCCTTGAAGTTGCCGGATTCATGTCCGCATTGTGACAAGAAATGGCAAAGACGAAGTGGAGTATTGATTTGGAACTTTTCCATCACTTCAGGAATTTGTGCGATTACGGTATCGGGAACATGTCCCTTAAGCTTTTGAATATCCATGGTTTTGTTAGTTAAGGTTATCGTGTTTCACGCCATTGCACAGAGGCATAGGCATTGGTATCCGCAGTACTACTTAAATTTCGTGCCACTAAGGCAAACACATTACTATTAGTTGAGGTAATGTTTTGACTGAGATAGGCACGTTTGGCCTTCACAGGATCGGCTAAGTCTACACCACCTGATGCTTGTTTACCCGATGGGTTGTTTGCTGCCACGAATCCTGAGGAGAATAATTCGCCACCCGTAGTGTTGAACGCCGTGCCTACTGTACTGTTATATTGTACCACAGAATCAGCATTAGCACTTACCCATGTACCCCCTGTGATATTGGCGCTTGCACTAGGTAGTCGCCACAATTCAAACACAACAGAAGCACCATCAGAAAGAATGTTCAAATCGGTTAACCGAACAATGCTTCTGTTCGGGAGTGATTGATAGGTATCTTTCAATTTAATCGCCAACAAACAAACTGCTGTGGCAGGAGCACCCTTTGTTAGTAATATATTTTCAGCGTAACTACTGAAGTTTACTCCAGACTCTACATAGCCTCCCTCGGACATTACTGTGGAGCAGATTTGATCCATGAAGGCCGTACCTACCGCAACGCCCGTATTTCTGATTTCACACCGAATGGGGATGTTGGGATTTCTCCAATACACCGTTGCAAGATTATTGCTGTGTGTAAATTCATGTGCCACGATGAATTCCCCATTATGCACAAATCCCACACGTAAACGGCCTACACCCAACCATTGATAATCACAGAAGAATAACTGTGTGTTTAAAATTTCTAAATCAAATCCTGAGGCTCCAGTACCATCACATTTGTCAACATTCCAAGAAGATTGTGGGATAGGTGTTTCATCAACTACCGATCCACTGATGCTAGTACGCTTTACGAATTGAAGGGTGCCATCACCGGCTTGTTGAAAATACACGCCATCTTCTTCACCAAACAATCCTACACGTTTCACAGTATTGGCACGAGCTGTCCCGAACACAAAGCTCATTAGTGCCAATTGACTCTTGCCGGGCATGTAATGATGATGCATTCTACTTTGATGTACGACATAATCGCCGTTACCTGTGCCCACTGTTAAGCGAACGGATGCTTCATTGGCGCGAAGGGTTTTTGTTCCTGACCCGCTTGATGTCGTTAATAGTTCAACTTCTTCCCCGTAGATGTGACTATAATCTGCCAGGGTGAAGGTTTCAGAAACACGCAGGCGACCGAACGCATCAAGGTTCGTGCCGCCGAGACTTACGAGAAGCGAATTATTGCTGCCAGTCCCCCCCGTAACAGGTAATGGATTAGACATTTCAACAACACTACCATCCTTTCCCGCAGCAAGCATGACGACTTCGTATCGTTGCTCTCCATCTTGTACATCTTGTGGCTTGATATATTGTGCCATGTTAATCCTCTAATCCTAAGCCATTTCTGACATATTGCATAAGTGATTTTGTATCTGATTCTGTTAGTGTACGAGGAACGCCTTGTTTAAATTTCTTGTAGTCATTGTCTCTTGCAAATTGACGCATTTTACTCGCTGATATGCCCGTAGCACCTTCTGCGTCAGGATCTCGTTCTCCCGCGGAAACGACATCTATTACTTTAAATGTATATATTTTACCCTGATATGTAGATAGTTTTAGTTTATATTCAGGGACACGATCAGATCCTGCAACGAAGATGATTCGATCATATTTATTATTAAAATCTTCTAGAAATTTGAAAAAGTTAGGTTTTAATGAACTTGATGTGGTAATATTTACTCCAGGAAACATTTGTTGAGCAAACTGTAATTTTGTATCAGGATCTAATGGATCTGTCTTTTTATTTTGTGAATGAGATATAACAATTAGATGATCACATTTTTCTTGTTTTGCTAAACTAACCACTTTATCAACAAGTTTTTTATGCCCAATCGTCGGTGGATTCATTCGTCCAAACGCAAATACTAGTGTCCGTAGCTGTATGCTCTCAGGGACAGTTATTGGGGCAGGAGCAGGGCTTTTCCAATCTTTTACGGCATTGAAATTTGCTGAAGAAAATTCTAGACGATTTACAAGTTTAACCGCTTTTCCTTTTTTATTAATTGCCACATATCCTTCCGGATTTGTGACACGAAATCCTTGTTCAGTTTCAAGGAAAGTTTTAATACTCTGTGAATTATTTAACTTTTGCACAAAGATATTTTTTACGGTGATAAAATCTTCATACAAAGTAAATAACGTTCGAAGTTGTACCATATGCTTTTTAAAAAAGTCATTGATCTCAACCTTTAATCCATCATATTTTGCTTGTCCTGATGTTGTTTTTAGTGTTTTTTGCTTGGCAACAATACGCTCAATGCAAAACTTTTGAAATCCTGACATTGACTTCGCGGTTACTGGCGTAGTTTCACGAATGAGTTTATTAATAAAAATTTTCAGCAGATAGGCAATCCCAAAATCACCATCAGTGCTTGCTAACATGTCAAGGAACCGTGTTAAGGTTCGACTATTCGTTTTTATGCGAGCTAATATAGTTTTAACTATTTTCTGTTCGCTGCTAGTTAACGTTAAGGTACCTGATACATCTTGATATCGTGCATCTTGGATCCAGGCAGTGGATGACTGATATTGTGATACGTCAGCGCCAAATGAAGCTGATAATTCATTTACAGGACCTGACCCGACATATGTAGTATGAAATACAATACCTATATTTGCACGTTGAATTGTTTCATACAGGGGATCAGTATTAGGCACTGCATAGACAATTGTATTCGGTTTAAATGTAACACAGTTTTCGCCATCAAGCATTTGATATTTTTTTATTTCAGGCGTAAACATAATATCACCCTGTAATACTTCACGAATACCTAAATCCTTTAATTCACGATATGCTGTTTTTAATGTAGTGATTAATGATCCTTTTCCTGCATAATACAGATCAATTAATTCTTCAGTATATCCTAGTCGCATATCTTTTGCAAACGCGGCATGCTTTGTTGCAACGAAAAATAATCCTGTTTCAGGATCGCGTCCAGCAACAATAGCGGGAGCTCCATCCCACTTCACAGTAACATTAACTGGTGAAGTTGCATCTCCTTTCAACATATCATACATCGCTTCAACAAAGGCAATAGATTGAGCTGCCCCTTTTGAACCTAAGTTTACAATATCATCTTCTAAGTGTTCAAGATGCAGATTTTTTGTCGAAATAGCCATAACCGTTGTTTAAGGGTCAATACATATTTATACCAAAAAAGAAAGGGAGTTAATCTCCCTTTCTTTCTGACCCACCGGCAAAATCTCTTAAGTTTTTCCATTTTAGCTCGCGAATATATTCGGCGCGCTTTAGTTCCCAGATCCTATATGTTTGTGGATTGTTCGCCGTTTTCCTGCACATCAAATCAAATGCTTCTAGGCGTTTCGCGTCTGCTACCATTTCTTCTTCGAATAGGTCATGATGCATAGTAGATGATGGTTCGGGTAGTGTTTTTAATTCAACGGCTTCTGGATCTTCATTAAATAGATGCTTTTCAATTTGTCCAAAAAAATAAGCTGGCGAGATGATCATTAGTACAATGATAGTCAACGTACAGATGTCAATCAGTTGTTTGATCATCTCGCCAGTCATCATTTTTTATTAGGCGCTGAAGATGCGGCTACCGGCAACCTGATAGGCAGCGGCAACGATAGCGCGGGACGGACGACCCAAACGATAGGTCGTGGTTTCGGTGCTGCGGTTGGTGTAGACGCAGAACCCTTCATTACGAAGGTCGTTTACACGAGCGCGGAGGTTGCGGATGCCGAAACGGTTCCGAGCCTGTGCAGACGTAATGCTGCGACCAGTTGAGAGGAAACGAACAAGACGCTCATTCTGTGACATAATAAAATCTCCTTAATCGCCCATTAAGTGATACGGGGATATTGTGGGCGTGAACAATATCCCTAAAGAAAATTACTTTGTATTAGTAGGAATCAGGCGCGCTACGGCGCTCTGAATAGCATCACGCACCACGGGATTACCCAGTTCCTTATCATTACGTGCCTGAAGATAACTAATGGCTTGTGCCTTAGTCATTGGGGTAGGGAGTGGGATGAACCACTGCTCGGTCATACCCATCTTGGTAAGCTCCTTCGTGCGAAGCTTATAGTTGGCTTCACTGGTGATGAAACGAATCTTGCTCGTCAACTTACCCTTTGAGCTGATACCGCCAATAGTATAACCGATGTGTGTAACATTGTCGCTGTTTCGCATAAAGAGCCTCCTCAGATGTTGGTAACTAACCTACTCATGTAATATACACACTGCTAACTTAATTGTCAACCGCCTTGGTTATATCTATTTGCTCAGATTCTGTGAACATCTGAAAAATAGACATGTCAATAAAGCCCTCACCGAACGTGGCAATAAGGTCGAGGAACTCTTGGTCATCAATATCAATGTCTGTCATCATACCGTCGAGTTTCTCAAGATTATGTTCCATGTTCAGTTCAGTTAGTGTTTATTAAATATAATACATTAGGATCTACTTGTCAACCGGGGATTAGTATTTTTTTGGTACATGAGCGACGGGAATCCACTTCCAACACTTTCTTAATAGTGATGTTCGCAGTCGATTCCATTCTGTACCTTTAAATCCCTCTTTATACTTTTTATAACTATATAAATTAGTGAATTTATCTATCTGGTTAATTACTGCGTGGGGCTTTCTGTTGGGATAGAAATAGTTAATTTCCATCGCAATATCATGAGCGTACGCTTCAATTTCAAACCATTCACTTAAATATTCTATTTCATTCACTTGCTGTTTAGATAAGGTATGTGAATGATATACCTTTATTTTTCTTTCTGCTTGTTCTGGACGAAAAGAAAACTGACTAAGATGTATAAACTCATGTTGTACAACTTGAGAGAGATGAAATCGCAGACGATTGTATGCAGATTTCGTTATTGTAATACTATTACGATTTTTTGGAACATGTAACGTAATGCCAATTTTATTTCGCTTTTTTTGAACATCAAAATAACCTGAAAAATCAAAAATGTCTCGGGCAGTATTTAAGTTAGAAAATCGTACTACCCGAACACATGCTCCTAGTGGTCTAACAATGGTATTTAGTGCTTTACTTACATCTACATAGGATAACTTTTTCCCAATAAAATCATCAGGGGAAAAATGGACGTCCATCTGCTTGTGTAACTTACTCGCAATATACACAAAGACCTCATTGATGAAGTTTAGTATATTTATGATTTTAGGTTTTAAACTTTAATAGAATCAAAACTACGGTTAAATTTGTTAGAGGTGAGGAAATTAGGTGCTTGCTCTTTTTGCGGTTCTTTGAGGAGATTCTTCTGAGCAGACATATCTAGATCATATAACCGCATTTTTGCACGATCAACTCCTACGACGAATCGCTTATGTAAGCTAGGATCTGCATAGCGGTTTTTCAATTGCTTTACTAATAACTGTCCGAGTTTCTCTAATTCTTCTGTAGAAATAAGAGCAAACATAAGATCAGCAGTTGCTGGCAATCCAAACGACTCAGAAGTATCTGTAAGTTCCACATCACTATTTGCATAACCACTCCGGGTTGTTTGTGTAGCTGATACAATCGGGACATCATATTCAACGGCTAATCCACGCAGTTCTTCTGCGATACCCTTAATATAGGTATAACTATTTACGCTACCTGATAGCTTGTACCGACTACTAGCACAAATGTTTAGATAATCAATAAAAATAATATCAGGTTTAAAGGTTTTCTTCAAATATAATTCATTCAACAATGCGCGAAAATGTCCCGCATGTGCTGATGCAGTAGGATATTCCTTAATAATGAGCTTGCCTTCAGTTTTGTTTTTGATCTTTGAAATACGGTCATCAAACATTTGCTTCGGCAAATTTTTCAAATCATCAATAGCAACATTCATCATATTCGCATCAATACGTTCCGCAATGCGTTCTTCTGCCATTTCCATAGTAATGTACAGCACATTTTTTCCTTGACTCAACGCACCTGCTGCCATATGACACATGAATAGTGACTTACCGACACCTGTTCCTGCCAAGGCAATATTCAAGGTCTTTTTCGGAATCCCGCCTTTAGTAATTTTATTGAACATCTCTAAATCGAAAGGAATTTTTTCTTCCTCTCTATGATAAAATTCAAACCGATCATCTGAATTATTCAGATAATCATGTCCCACGGATGAATCAAAACAAACACTCAACGCTTCCTGTAAAATTTGCGGGATCCCATCTGGTTGATGTACTTTGTCCTTTCCGTCAATGATTTGAATAGATTGTACAATCGCATTGTATACCGCACGTTCTTTACAAAACTTTTCAGTTGCATCAACTAGCCACGTAGTGTTAGGATCTTTTTCAGTTGTTAATTCATTGATAA